GCCAAGGCCTGTTACCGGGATATTTGCGTCCGTGGAAAGGCTGACAGAGCCAACTGCCCCAGTCCCGGCAACGCCAGTAACCGAAACATTCGCCGTTCCCGTAACAACAACAGACCCGACAGAGCCGGTTGCGCTCAGACCCGTTACGGAGACCGAGACACCAGAACCCTCAGATACTGAAACGGAACCGACAGCACCCGTAGAGGAAACCCCAGTCACCTCTACAGGAACGGCCTCACCCCAAGCGCCGCTCCCCCAAGTGTCGCGGCCCCAACCTGTAATGGAAGCCACTGCTCAGGGTCCCTTAGGCGATACGGATAATCGCGCTAGAAGCGTCGGCAGTCGGAAACTGGATTACGAAATCACCAGAGGTGCTGCTCTTATCAGAACCAAAGTCCAGAACAACAACGCTGGGATCGCCAGTGGCGGTGTCGTTATAGATCAGCGCACCGCGAGCGGTAATCGTTGACGAGCTAAATGTAAGATCATCAAAGTCCGTATAAGCCGTTGTGCCGCTTGTAGCCGGATCAACCCGCGTCAGCGTTCCGCCGCCAGCACTATACCCAGTGCCAGAAACCTCGTTGGTTGCCGTATAGGCAGTCGTCGAAGCATCAAAGCTAGCCGAATTGGTGTACATGGCTAGCTTGAAGGTGTTCCCACCACTGAGGAGAAAGTTGTGCTTCGCCTCCATCAATTCCTGCTTGAAGGAAGTACACATATAGTTTCCAGTAAAGGCCATCACGCCCTCCTTAGTAAATCAGCGACATCAGAGTACCCACCCTTCAAAGCGATCTGTACGCATCGATCCCTCTCAGAGCGCATAGCCTCTTGAATATAACGCAAAATCAGACCTTCTACACGCAATTTGAAGGCTTGAGCCTGCTCTTTTATTTCAGGAGGAGCATTGTCGCCAACATAAATGATCTTCCTGCTGCAAAGCGAAGCAAGCTGTTCCGCCGAAAGCCCCCCGTTATCGCTGGTCTCAACGAATACGGGGGCGACTGCCCCGCTAGACATTCCATCTGTGATCACGCGGACCTCCTGACGCCGTTCCGGTAATTGTCAGAATTCACGTCCTGCATGGAATACCGCGCGAGCGACGCGAGGGCCTCTTTGTAGCGGGTATCGTAGAACCGCATGATATCCTCTTCGCCCTTCAGGTAAGTGTAAGCCTCGACCAAACAGGCATAAAGAAGGGCGGCTTCGGCGTTCGTACTCAGCCAAGTGGTTGTGTTGCTTGAGGATAGCTGCGCTGGCTTATACTTGTAGTTTATCTGGACCGTGTACGCGGCATCTGGCACTGGACCCAAAATAAAGTTTGAGGCGTCAAAATGCCCGTAGTACTTGGGCTGACCCGTGACATCCGTGTCTGGGTACGCCTCCCGCATAAATGAAACATCCTTGGGCAGCAAATATGTATACTCGTTACCCGCAGAAATGATCGCCATAGACAGAACGGAGAATAAATCCCCCGGCTTCGACAGATAGGTCGTGCCGACGCTCGTCGTACCCGTCGCGCCCTTTCTGAAGTCAGGGAGATCAATATCGAAAAAAATACGGTTCTCAGCCTGACCAATGAACGTATCGATATTGTTGACGAAAGAGGTCTCTGTCGTCTGAGTGTAGTCTTGCAGGGCTGTAGAGAGTTCAGAATAATTCATAGCGCCCTCAATGCATAAAGTCCGGGTGGTGTTCCATATTATTCAAACTGAGCAAGAAAGAGATGTACCGCCCAAACCACATGGCGTGGTCATCATCAACAAACCCAGAAAACTCAACGATAACACGAGAGTCTATGTCTTCGTTCGCCGCCGCATTTACAGTTGTCCAGTAAGATAAACCCGGAGCTTCCGCCGCCTCCTGCATTTTCTCAAGTTCTTCTTTCGGCACAATCATGCTTAGGACACCTGAACGGTAACGGAGCCGACTTGACCAGACGCCTGCAAGCTCGTTTGAGTTGAGAACCCGTAGAGCGCCTCCAAGCTATTACGATCCCCAACAGGGTCCCAGTTCGCAGACGCATTTGAAGAGGAGTCAACGCGGCTATCTGGACGCGCCGCCCTTAGCGCCTGAGGATCGTCAACTGGGAACCTGCCAAGCCAGTTTTGGGGATGATCGGGGTCAAGCATATCCTTGCCAACCCGCAAGCCTGTGCGCTTCCCATCCTGAACCTCGAAAACAAGGTCTTTCAGCTTGTATGTGAAGCCGCTCCTGTCGCAGATACCAAGCGCATACTTATCTGAGGCATACGAGGACATCAGAAGCTATACCCGCCGGGAATCAACTGAACCCCCGCCTTAACGCGGTCTTCAGCGGCGCATAGAGAAAACTGCTCCTCATACACCTGTTTTAGGAGACCGACCCGCCCTTGGGCCTCAGGCCTCTTCATGGCGACGTAATAGGCCAAACCAGAGGTCAAGGCGGGAAGCCAGCGATCAGGGGCGTCGTAAGTGTTGGACCCAGCAGTTCCGACATCCTGAATGCGTTTAATACGCAAAAACACCAGAGTATAGGTCTCAGCGTCGTCTGGAACAGGCCAGAGCGTGTAATGTGGGGCAGTAGTTCTCTGGATATAAATCTGTAGAGGCTTACCCTGAGACAACTTGTTTGGAATGTTCTGATAGGTGGACGGGCTGACACGCACCAAGCTGCTATCCGACTGAGTATTCACGTCGCCCGCATTGGTGCGAATGTGATGCTCAAGGAGATCGATGGTCCCAGAAGGGAAGTTGTACGTTGCAGTGCCCGGAGTAATCGCCTGCGTGCCCTCCTCAATAGTCCAGAGGTTAAGCCCGCGATTGATCCATTCCAGAGACATCAGATCAAGGCTGCGACGAGCCGTCTTGAGATCGTAACCACCACGCATCTCAAGGCCAGCCCGCTCGTAGGCCTCCTCACAGATATCTGCGATATCCAGAGTAAAATCTGATGTCCCGCTAGTCGCCATTTAAGTTACTTGCTCTTCCGCTTGCTGCCGCCGCGCATCATAACTTTTTTCTTGGAGCCGCCGCGCATCATGGTCTTTTTCATCGGACCCTTGGAGCCGCCGCGCATCATAACTTTTTTCTTGGAGCCCTTTTTCATGCCCCGCTTACCCGCCATCGCCATCGCTCAATCTCCTTCTGTGTAGCACTAGGGTTTCATAAAGATGATCTGCAAAATGATTATAATACCCAATCGCTTCAAGCGCCACACTTGCTTTGTTGAGGCCGCTTAGAGATTGAATAAAGACCATCATGTAATCTTGTTCTATTGCTGACTCCCAGTCGTTATCAACTAGAAACTCTTCCTCATCGGACGGCGGATAGTCTGGGTGGAACAGCATGAGATGAAGATCGCGATGGACATTCATCCAGTTCCAAATCTGGACCCACCTTTCCCACAAAGACTGCCTGCCTAAGTTAAAATTAACCCAAACGGTCACATCAAGTAGTTTCGGGTCGAAACGATCTATTATCTGCCTAAGGTCTGACGGTCTCTCACCGACCCAAACATCAACTCTTCCCTTTTCCCAAGCCGCCTCCGCATAGGGACATGCCTTCAGCCCGGATAGGTGAGGGTTTCCCACCTCAAGAACATCACGAGACCAGCCCCTGATGTCCTCAAGAACCGCTCTCTCTCTGTGGTTCATTTGCGCTTTTTCACACGCTTCTTCCTGCCCTTTACCTTTTTAAGGTCTGCCCCCGTTATCTTGTTTCTCGGAGGAGCCACACGGGCCAGTTTTTTCTGCTTTGGAGAATATTTTGAGAAAGGCATCTTTCGGTTACCCCTTAGTTGGCTCCCCATCTGGGAGCGTGTGTTAGCCACTTCTATGCCTCTTGGTCTTTTTGGCTATCTTTTTAGGCTGAGGAACGTACTGCTTCCCCCTCTTTGTCCCACGGCGCTTCGCGGCAGATGTCCTTCGGTATTCTTCCGGGCTGAGAGATTTGATGGCGCTTGTCGGGAGATATCGCTCGCCTGTAGCCTTCGCGCCTTGCGTAGACGGCTTACCGGACTTTGTGCGCCACTTCTGCTTTGTCCACCTGTCTAGGCTCTTTTGGGGCTTTCTCTTAGCCATCAGTCTTTATACCCCCCGCCAGCCTTTTTGTAGGCTGAGGCCAGCATCTGAGCCTTACGCGCACTCCACTGTCCGGGCTTGCCGCCCTTTCCGCCAGATTTGATCTTATTGAACAGTCGCTTACGCATCGCTGGCTTGGTGTAGTTGCCAGCCTCGTTAACGCGACTTTTGGGCTTCTTCGCAGGAGTA